GACTAAATTGATGACTGATTTGGTCATCACTGACAACGCAACCGATGACCAGATCATTGAGGAGAGCAGCGAGAAAGTAGCCGAGGTTTTGCGGCTACATCGTAAAGACATTCGTGATTTAAGGAGGTTAGAGAAAGGGTTAATTGCGGAACTTGACGGCAAGCCGACAAAATTATATATAGCTCAGTACCAAGGAAAAATAATACAAAAAACAGTTGCGCTCACCGTATCCGAACGAGCGCAGGCAGCAAATAACCTCGCGAATGTGCAGCATAAACGTGTTGCGTTGGAGCGTCAAGCGTATGGAGTTGACACAAAGGAGCGGGAGGACGGAGACATTAAATCTATAAGTGACGACCAGCTTGATGCGCTTATCCTTTATGCTGAGGAAGAAATCAGGGAGCTTGACGATTTTGCATAGGCTGCACAGAAAGAGATTGAGGGGTTGGAATAACGGTCTCCCACTTGTGGGGCAAGTTGACCGATCGTTATAATATTAGGGGGTTATAAAGTGGGTGAAATGGTTGAATTTGCTATAGTCTTCGTGATTATCATTGCTGGGTGTTTCGCAGCGGTAGCTTTGGCTGGGTTGATGGTTTATCTTTTTATGTAGGTGGGCAATGTTCAGATACATACCGTATGCAGAACAAATAACAAGGAGAACGTAATGTGCAACCAATGCAATTGTGAAATTAAGGCTAAGATGGAAAAAATGCGTGCCACAATGGCAGGCCTTCACACCGGCCATAAACGGTTGGATATTTTGGAAGCGGAGGCGCGTCGAGATCTCGAGATGCGGCTTGATAATATTGTCTATAAAAGCCAGCAGTTTGACAAGGACGCATCCGAGAAACTTGACGCAGCCGAGGTGAGAGAGTTAAGGGAAGATGTTAAGGGGGTCGAGAGGAAAATTAATGAGCTGCAGCACAAGCTCAAGGGCGACACGCCAACTGTAGGCCACATAAAAGATTTGTTGTGCAGGGTGGCGGGGCTTGAGAAGCACGTAGGGGATGTGCGGGGGAAGCAGCCAGGCGAAAGGAGAATTTATAGCGCTGCTGACTTGAAAGCTTTCCTGGCACAGGATTTAGCGGCGGAGAGCGCGAACAAGTGCGAGCATCCGAATTGCCATAAGTCCACACCGCTGACGGGACCGCCAAGATGGTTATTTGAACATGAAGATCCAAAATATCATCAGGCGACGAGGATCACATATTGCCCTCACTGTGGCAAGAAACTTCTGACATGAAACTCGGCAGCCTAACCCCAAAGCAACGCCTATATTTAGCCACGGAAGAAAAGCTCCGAAGGCTACAAAGGCGTTATTATTACAGGTTGTTTCCAGACAAGGGGGATTTGCGGCGCGAGCTGTATCCGAAACACATCGAGTTTTTTGATGCGGGCAGAGATTACATGGAGCGGTGCTTTATGGCCGCGAACCGTATCGGCAAGACCTTAAGCGGTGGGTTTGAGGGGACGGCGCACTTGACAGGTGATTATCGGCATTGGTGGACTGGCAAGGTATTCGAGAAGCCGACCGATTGTTGGTTTGCGGGGAAAACGAATCAAACAACAAGAGACATCATCCAAAAAAAGGTTTTCGGAAACGTAATCCAAGACGGCAAAAAGAAAACAGTGGACGGAACCGGGATTATGCCTGGTGATCTGATCGAAGGCTTGACGTGGAAACCAGGCATACCGGATGCTATTGACACGGCTAAGATCAAACACGTATCAGGCAAATACTCGTTATTAGGTTTAAAATCTTACGAACAAGGTCGCGGAAGCTTCGAGGGAACTGACAAGCATTTCATTTGGCTTGACGAAGAGTGTCCAATGGATGTATACAATGAGTGTCTGATTAGAATAATGACGACTAACGGCCTGGTTGCATTGACCTTTACTCCGCTGGCAGGGCTAACGGACGTTGCGCAATCATTTTTAACGCACGACATAATGAACGTTTTAAAAGAGGAAATGAACAATGACACGACGAATTAATATTAATGTAGCAAGTAACGCGGATGAGCTAATTGCTGTATTGAATGCGCTGCAAAATCAAATTGATAATCTCATTGCGCAGAACACGATTGATGTTGCGAATTCTGCAATTCTCGCAGGCGACCAGATTCTTTCACCGCCCACATTGGCCATCGGCTCAACCCCAACCGCAGTTAGTAATGTGGCGTTTACATACCAAATTAACGGCCAAACGTATAACAAAGCGGCTGTCGCTGCCGGTACGGCCCCTGGTAATGACGTTGTTCCTCAATCTCTGTATGGCGCAGTTGCTTTTGATATCGGTATTAATGGAACGGTTGACGCCATCGAAGCGGCTGACAACGCAACAGGTTACGCAAGTGCCGCGCTGGCTATTGCCGACATCGCCGCAGTCGCTGCCGATCATGTTAGAATGGGGACTGTCTCCGTTATCAAATCTGATGGGACGTTCACGTTCGGCACGACACAACTTGACGATGCTAACACGACAGAGGTTTATACGGATGCCGGTTCGATCAATACGGTCTTGGCTGCGAATACTGCCGTTTCGATTGAGCTTGACCAATCTCGGTAATGAAAAATCCTAAAGATATGCCAACTTGTGTAATTGTGGAGGGTGCGCCGGCAGATGGGCGAGCAGCTTTTAAAAGACTTTGTGGGGAGATAAGAGTGCGCGAAGGAACGAAAAGGGCTTTTCTGGGCGGGACATGCAATGAGTCAACGTGGCGGGATAGGTTGATTCCAATCACAGAAGCGCAGCTTCGATCTTTAGACGCCGTTTGGCGTATGGTTCGGGGAAATGGCGCGGCGACCTTTGCGGATCTTGAAGCTGTCGCAGCAGAACTTAATAATTATAGGTAATTAGGAGCTAATGCCAGCCGTAACCGACAGTAAATATCTCGTCAACGCCGGATGGAAGGATATCCCGCATCTGACAGAAAAAATGAAAGATTCTGTTTTAGATGGGATTCTTCCGTACCAGAAAAAAGCGAGATCGAGCGGCTTTCCTTCTTTGGGGTCGGGCGCAATTTATCCGGTTGACGAGGATGACATTACCGTAAAGCCGTTTGAGCTTCCGCTTTGGTGGCCTCGGATATACGCCCTTGACGTTGGCTGGAACCGAACGGCGGGAATTTGGGGCGCTTGGGACAAAGATTCCGACATTGTTTATTTATATTCTGAACACTATCGCGGGAGCGCGGAGCCTGCAATCCATGCTGCTGGGATAAAAGCAAGAGGCGAGTGGATACCGGGTGTCGTTGATCCAGCAGCAAGAGCCAGGGGGCAGCGTGACGGCGAGCAGCTGCTTGTTGATTACCGTGACCTTGGCCTCAATTTATACCCTGCAATAAACGCGCGCGAAGCTGGGTTGCTGTCGGTATGGAACCGGCTGAGTACCGGGCGTTTAAAGGTTTTTAGCTCATTAGTTGCGTGGTTCACAGAGTATCGGATCTATTGCAGGGATGAAAAGGGCATGGTCGTCAAAAAGAATGATCATTTAATGGACGCAACGCGCTATCTCATTATATCGGGGCTGGAACACGCGATAATAAAACCGGTAAAGAAACAGAGGATTATCAGTCATGACACTATCGGAAGTTCAATCGCAGGATACTAAAATAGACGAGAATAAACTTTCTGAGATCCTTCAGGGTTTTGGCGCAGATCTCCAGCGCAAGTTTGATGATTATGTGTCCCGGAAAAATCATATCGAAGAGATCTGGCTTGAAGACGAACGCCAACACCAGGGCAAATTGACGTCTGAGGAAGATTCTCGATTAACAACGGCTAAGAAATCGAAGATTGTTGTTAACGCGACCAGATCAAAATGCGATATAGCGGAAGCCATCCTGATCAATTTCGTTCATCCAACTGACGATCGGTCGTTTGGGATTCAGCACACACCGATACCTGATATGGGCGTTGAAGGAATACAGCTCGTCCCAGGCGAGGAAGCCCAGCAAGGCGTAGAGCAGTCCGGCGAGACGCGTGACGATGTTGCAAAGAAACGCGCCGAGAACATGGAGCGTGAAATTGATGATCAGTTGACCGAAACTAAATATCATGCTGAATGCCGGGATATGATTCACGATTCTGTGCGACTGGGGACCGGTATAATTAAAGGCCCGATTGTTGTAAATAAAACACGGAGGCGTTGGGACACAGACGGACAAGGAGTGTCACAGTTACAGATTGTCTAGGATCTGACTCCAGGGGCTAAAAAGGTTTCCCCATGGGATTTTTTCCCTGACCCCAACGCCGCAAAAATTGAAGACGCCGAAGACGTTTTTGAACGCAAGTATCTGAATCGAAAGCAAATGCAGGAACTCGCAAAGCGTCAGCATTATCTTAAAGATCAAATTGCAACCCTGCTCGACAATGAACCCGCGACAGTTTCCCCCAACAAATTAAATGTTTTACGAGAGATCTCCGGCAAGGGAGACATCGACACCGCCAAGCTCTATGAGGTTGTTGAATACACCGGACCCATTAAACATGAGGAACTTGTCGCTGCACGGATGAGTGTCCACATGATGCTCGGCATGACTGATGACAAAGAGAGTGACGATTATATAGAATCTCCCGAATACGACCCGCTTGAAGAAACGTCCGGTGTCATTGTATTTTGCGGTAGCACAGTGATCAAGGTATCTCTTAACCAGGCAGAAACGGGGATACTCCCATATTCCGTATTTAATTGGGAAGAAGACCCAACATCAATTTTCGGGTTCGGAATCCCGTACAGGTTGAGAAACTCCCAGCAAGTTGTAAACGCGACTTGGCGCATGACGATGGATAACGCTGGCGTTACGACCGGGCCTCAAATTGTGGCAGACCAAACAGCTATAGAGCCAGCAAACGGGAGCTGGGAAATAACAAACAAAAAAATATGGTGGTTGACGGAAGAGGGAAGAAAGAAGGGCGGCACTGTAAAGGATGCGTTTGGCATCTTCCATATCCCTGGCCACCATCAAGAGCTGCTTGCTATTTTCGGCATCGCAATGGATTTGATGGACGTTGAAACGAATCTGCCGGCCATTATGCAGGGAGACCAAAATGCAGAGGTAACCAAAACCAAGGGAGGCCTTGAGCTTCTGATCCGTCGCGCCAATATTGCAATACGCCGTATTGTTCGATCATACGATGATAATATTACAGACCCATTCATCACCAGATTTTATGATTATAATATGCAAAACAGCCAGAACCCTGAAATAAAAGGTGATTTTAATACTGTTGCTAAGGGTATGGATTACCTTGAGGAATCAGCGGCTTCAGACGAGGCCGTGCAGGAAATGCTATCATTTATCGATCATCCAATTTTAGGGCCGATGACTGACCCGGACGAGCTGTACAAACGTGTTTGTCGTGCGCGTAAAGTCGACTGCCAGGGACTGCTTATCCCGAAGGACGTGCGTGAACAGAACCAGGAGAATCAA